GTAGAGGTCACAAAATTTATAGTTCTTCTTTGATATCTTGAGGCGGCAATTTGATATTGAGCAAACCTTAATGCTTGACTACGCCGAGTTACTGAGGGTAAATCTATAGTTGCAATGTTTTCTATTGTATTACGGTCATTTCCATCATTAGCATCTACAGTATCAATCCTTACTGTCTCTCGTTTATAATGATTAGTTGGCTCTAAGTAGCTTACATCAGCTCCAGTGATAATCTCACTCTCTTTTGTTCCGCTAATTTGAAAAGAGCCAGTTTGAATATTAGTTTCATTAAAAATCATCATGGGAAATTCATCTGGCATATCTACAGCCAACGAAAGTTTACCTAGAGTATAAACAAGCGCACCCCTAAATGAAGCACAAATTGTATTTAATATATCCATTGATTGTTCTTGGTCTGATATCGTAATGTCGCACATAAACCTACGCTCTTTTACAACAGTGCCAGCCGGAACTCCAATTAAAGTTTCACGAACTGATGTAAACTTACCTAAAGGTTTGTGTCTGAAAGAACCATCTGCTTGACCGTTAACACCTTGAAACTCTCCTGTTGTTACATCACAGGCATCACAGTATTGTGCTATTTGAAAAAATTTAAATTTATCAACATTTTCTTCAGGGACACCCAAACCATATGTTTTATTAGTTAAGATATCATAGATAATCCATACAGGATTCTGAGTCCATGAATAGACAAAAGTCCCATCCCAAGTTCCAACGTACAGTTGCGGATTTGCGTCAGTTAAAATAGTGCCTGTACCAGATTTTTGAAGTCTATAACCATTAGTTGTATAACCATTTGAACCAGTTTCTTCTAACTCAAGCTCACGCCAATCTATCTCACCATTAGCCAAAATTGGTTGATTATAGTTTGATGGAACTTTGACTAAAAGACCTTTTACCATTGAAGTAAAATTTGGAATACCACCTTTATGTTCATTTGTAGCTTTCAGTGCATAACCAATATGCGCTGTACGAGGATAAGATTGTGGAGAATTTTCAATCTCAAACCATCCAAATGATTGAATGTTTTCGTTAATTAAAGAAGATTCGGTATCATCAGAAGTTTTTTCAATTGTAAATTTATAACCATCTGTTGATTTAAATTGTTCAGGTATATTCACGCGAACAGTAAATTTAAAAGGAACATTAGTTTTACCGTCTACAGTTTTACTTATAGAAGCAATTTCTGTTGTTCCAATTCGATCAAAAACGGTAATTTTGATAGATACTTGATGACCATGAATATTTCCATCATCATCAGTTCTTGTTAATCCTTGTAAGACGAAACCAAACTTAATAGAGTCCCAATCATTAGCACTAGTATCTTGTAGTGTTACTTTTGCTGCTGGTATGCCGTCTACGTTGCCTTTTTTTAACGATACAGGAGATTTAAAATTTTGGGGAGCTGTTATTGTTTCTCCAAATACTCTTAATGGAGACTGAGTAGTTGTGCCTGTATTTGTTAATGTTTTAAATTGCTCAGTATCTTCGCTTCCATCACCATCTAAGATGATTAGATCATCAATAGCTCCGTCTTGAATCTCAATATCTTGTGGGCCATTAGGGTTAATGCGATATACGGGACCTTCACCTAGCCCGATAGTAACAAATAAAATATCAGTAGAAAAAAGTGAGTTAGGATCTTCTGAGATACCTCCTCCACCGCCGCCTTTACCACCGCCTCCAGCACCAGTAATACGTGGAACTAATTGACCATTGTAATTTACATATGTTTTAGATAAACTAGTCAAACTTGTCTCCTACATTAATAATGTCTGACTTACCATGAATTTCTGCATCAAGATAACCACTTAACATTTGTCCCCCGACTCTCATCTGTCCATAAACTAAAGGAATCGGAGTGCCTGAGGTGGTTGAATTCGTTAAAGATCCAAACATATTATTATCACGAGTTGAGGTATCACGCTCTGTAGCTTTAGGTTTTGGAGCAAATAATCTAGAAAGAATACTCATTGCTATGTTGCCTACAAGACGCATAGCCATACCACTCATCCCACTGAATATACCTCCTGATCCAGCTGCAAATCCTTTTGATGCAGCTGCTGCGTTAGCGGCAGGTCCCATTCCTGTTGCAAAGCCACTAGCACCTGCTCCTGCAGTACCTGCTCCTGCAGCGACTGGCGCACCTGCACCTGCTGTAACCACTACAAAAGCCATCGCTGCAGCCATTACTAATAGTCCTCCTCGCTTTCCACCACCTCCTACAATAGCAGGGACAAGATGAACGACCTCACCATCTTTTACACGTTTGATGAAAATAGCTTCATTATCAATAATATTTAAATCATCGTCTAGTAAGCAAAAAGATTCGTCCGACTCTTGAGTTTCAATTTGAAGCATATATTCTCTAAATTTAGGATGCATTGATGATAAGTAAGGAAAAAAATCAGCATACGTTTCTGCATCAACTTGATACTTAAGCTTATCAAAACGGTTAGAAAAAGCAGAATGTATCTTAAGGGTTGCTAACAAGGTGTTCTTCCTTAAACTCATCAAATTTTAATGCGTTAATTTCATTATCTAACCAGTATATGTAAAATTTATTGTTAAATCCAACTAAAAATTTATACTGTTGAAAAGCAGCGCTTGTTTTATCTTCACTACTCGGAATAGGTTGTTCTGCACCAGGATGTGAGTGGAATATTCCCCAAATATCGCCATCGTGTTTTACTAAATCTGCGGGGTCTAAGAAAAATGTGATTTTAGGACTTTGGCTAATATTTTTACAAGGAACGTATTTATGATCATTTGTTATAATACCAACTGCTTCTCTAGGATAGTCTTTCATAGCATGAGTATTCATTGCCTCAATTAATTTTGTAAATCTTTCCATCTATAAATCCCTGTTGTGTATTCTTTAAAAGGTCCTCGGTAAGGCCATATACCACTTGTTCGACTTAGCATTGTTTGTAATATTTTTCCATCACCAACGAATAAAGCACAATGATTTGTTACATTTGTGGAACCCATACTCATTAAAATAACATCAAATGCTTTAGGCTCACTTACTTTAATCCAACTAAAATCTTTTCTATTTAATCGAGCAGCGTCCTCCATAAACTGATCATGAGTTTTTTGATACCAGTCTTCATCAACAATATTACAAAAATCTGCTGTAGAAAGAGGTATGTTAATGTTAAGCTCTTTTTTAAATGCTAATCGACACAAGTTGAAACAATCTATACCACTTTCTGGGTCAGTGCCTAAGTGTTTATATGGAAAATTAATGTATGAGTCATACCATTTTTTCATGTCGATATAAGGAATGTATCTGCTTTACCCAATAGTCTGATAAAGTTTCAACATGTGAGACTCCCCCCTCCTCAATGTGAAGCATTCGTGTAGGTGCTAAAAATAAACCAAAATGAATAATTAAATTTGATTTAGTTGATTTAAATGCCATTACATCATAGTTTTGTGCATCTGTCAATTTAACTTTTATAGAGCATGATGATGCCCATTGATCTACACTTTCAGTAGAAAAATGCTTCATCCACTCTTTTGATTTTGGGTAAGTCGGTAAAGGAAAATTAACATTTAGTTCTTGTTTATAAAACAGTCTAATCAACTCAATACAATCAATCACACCATAATCATGACGTAATCCTAAATATTCTTGTACCACTCTGCTAACTCTGGAAATGTTGATTCAAATGACTCATTTCTATATAAGTCACTTCTAGTGTTAATTTCTTTAAACTTTTTTTGAAGATGAGAATCATCTCTATGGTTCATGTGCTTAAGAGAGCTTAAAATAGATTTTGTTTCGTGTTCACTTAAATTAGGAATCCTATAAAGCTGTTCTCGATAATTTTGTAAAATTTGCTTTTTTTTATCTTTTGATAGTATTGTTGTTGAAAAGTATTCAGGGTTTACTAAATTAGTTATACTAAAAGATTTTTTTGTGCTTTTAATCCATTTTATAAGCTCTAAATTACTAGTAATTGAGTACACACTGCTAACTAGAGAATATGTTTTTATATATTTAGAATATTTACTAGCATTTTTTTTAAAAAGAGATATATCTAGACCTTTTCTACCATACTCTGCTCTTTCATCAAATCCCTCTATACTAGGCCACAAATCAATATTTTGAAATGATGACCATAGTTTTTCAATATCATATCCCTTAAAACCACCATTGTAAGATAAGTTTGTGTTATAAGATAAGTTAATATTTTTACTACAACCATTCTTCACTAAAAATTGTAACATTTGGTAATGTCCTTCTTGTACGAAAGGTTCACCACCTGCAAAATATAGTTCTCTAATATAATTTTTAATTTTGTCTATGTCATCCCAAAAACTTTTATTATCAGTCCAAAAATCATAATGATTAGAAATA